TAGAACAAAGAAAAGTTCCTTTTATGGGTGATGATGGAAAAATATCCCCTCTTGTATATGAAATTGCTATCGATTTTAATGAAGTGTTGAATAAAAAAATTAATGAATGGAGTACTGATATTCTCAATTCAATTGATTCGAGATTCCATTTTAAACGCGAAGCTATTTGTTCTACTTGTCTTTATGAATCTAAAAAACATTATATTTTACATGTCAAAGATAAAGGTGAAAAAGACCCGATGCCATGTGATAAAATTAAACCAGTTGGTGTTGAATTAGTTAAAACTACAATGTCTGAGACGATCAAAAAAATGATCGAAGAAATTGTAAAGGCAATGCTCAAAACACGAGACAGAACAAAAACATTAGATATCTATCGTGAAAAATATGAGCAATTCAAACAATTACCACCGGAGGAAATTGCATTTAGATCAGCTATAAAGACATATGATAAATATTCCGCCCAAGCTACCGGATTTTCAAAAGGAAAACATACACCAGTTGCCGTAGCCGGTGCATTGTATTATAACAATTTGCTTAAAGAATATAACCTAACATCAAAATATGAAATGTTAAAATCAGAAGAAAGAGTTAAGTGGGTTTATGTTCTACCTACAAATCAATTTAATATCACAAAAATAGCTTTCGCGGATAAAATTCCGGAAGAATTTGTAGACATAAAAACTGATTATGATTTAATGTTTAAAAAATTATTAGAGCCAGCAATTAAGCGTTTATTTGAATGCGCTCATTGGAGGATGGCTGATATGCAGGCCGAATATACCGTTGACCTGCTTGACTTATTTAAAGAATAAGGTATAATATATGAAGGAGTAATAACATGTCTAATATAAATTTAGTAACGTTTTTAGACGCCGCACAGCGTACAATTATCGGTGAGTTAATCGGCGAAACGCCTAACTCGATGTCAATACAAAATCCAGTCGTGGTTAATATAGTCCCTCAGTTTGGTCCAAACGGACAACCATCTGGCGGCATGGCTCTGCAATTGCTTCCTGTTTATTTTAAAGAGTTTCAGGGAGATAAGACAAAACCGGCAATCTTTGAATATCCTAAATCACAGATAACTCGTATTACATTTGAGGGTGGTTTTGATTTCCGTCTATATGGTCAATATGAACATATTTTCAGTACTGCACAGCAATCCGTACAAACACAAGCAACTCAGGATGGAAGCGCACCAGTTTTGAAGTTATTTGATGACGAGAACAGGTAATATGACAAAGAAAAATATAGAAGAAGATACTAATACCGAAGAATTAGAAGCCGAAGAAGGTGGCAAGTCTTCCAAGAAAAATAAAGATAAGGTTCGCCAAAAGGCAAAATCTATCTTTGAAGGGATGGAAGAACTAAATCCATGGGGAGCCACTCTTTCAGAAAGTGCGTTATCTATAGTAGACGACTGGACAGATACGGGATCATACGCATTAAACGCAATTGTTTCCGGATCTTGTTATAGGGGTGTTCAAAACGGGCGTGTTATTGGTTTTGCTGGACCATCCGGCTGTGGTAAGACATTAATCACACAAAAGATAATCGCAAACCATCTGAAAAAAGATCCTGCAAATTTAGCTGTTGTATTTGACTCAGAAATTGCAGTGGACGCACAGACGGTACGAAATCTTGGTAGTGATCCTACGCGCATTAAACACTATCCTGTTAATACTGTAAATAAAACACGTAATCAAGTATTGAAATTACTTAACAACGTTATCGACTGTGGTATGCAGAAAAGAGTGATGATTGTTGTAGACTCCCTAGGAAATCTTGCAGGTGGTAAAGAAGTCGCAGACGCTGAAAAGGATAAAGATGCGGCGGACATGGGCTTGCGTGCAAAAGAAATCAAAGGATTTCTTAGAGTTGTAACCATTCCAGCAGCAGTAGCGAAAACTACCGTTCTTTTCACAAATCATACATATTCTGATCCTTCCGCTATATATCCTTCCGCTGTCGATAGTCAATCTGGCGGTGAAGGTCCTATTTATTTAGCATCACTTATAGTGCAATTAGGTTTCAAACGTGAGAAGAATGAAAAGGATTTCGCAAATGAAGAAATTATAGCAATCGCAAAATCAGTGGGCGGTATTACAATGCATGCGCTGACTACAAAAAATCGCTTCATTCCTCAAATGTTAACAACTGATATTTATCTTAATTTCAAAACGGGATTAGATAGATGTTCTGGATTATTTGATATTGCGAAGTCTTTCAATATATTTGAAGGCGGTACTAAATATTCTATAAATGGACATGAACTTGGCTTTCGAAAAGAATTTGAAAAAGATCCTGAAGCGTGGGAAAAATATATCTTACCTGTTCTCGAGCCTTTAATTAATCGTGAATTTACTTTCCACTCCGAAGCAGATAAATTACAGCAAGAATTAGAGAATCTTAAAAGAGAAGAAAAAATAGAAAAAGCAGTTGATAGCCTGCCAGAAGCTAGTGTATAATAAAAGGATGAGCAACATGTTAGTATCACACGAAACACCTCTCGAACTATTAGATATATCAAGAACATATAATGATTATGATTATTGTTTAGTTCACTTACTCCCATTACATCCAAAATATCTTGAATTTTATAAAAAGTCAGGAGAAATGGGACGTCGAATATTACTAGATAATAGTATGTTCGAACTGAAGGAAGCTTTCAATGCTGATGAATTCGCAAAATGGGTGCTTGACATAAAACCAACTGAATATATTGTTCCTGATATATTTAGTAACTCAAAACGTACAATAGAAAATTTTGAGAATTGGCTAAACAAGTATAATGATTTACCTGGTAAAAAGATTGGTGTTATCCAAGGCAGTACATATCAAGAGATTGCAGATTGCTATCTTTATATGAGTGAATATGCTGATAAAATTGCAATCAGTTTTGATAATCAATATTTGATGACAACAGGATTTACACGTGAAAAAAACCCCACGCGCTGGCATACTCTTATGGAGGGCCGTAAACTTCTTGTATCTAATTTGATTATAGATAATGTATGGAATTTTGATAAACCACATCATCTATTAGGATGCGCACTTCCACAAGAATTTATTGAATATGAACGTATGGAGAATATCGAAAGTATAGATACATCTAATCCAATTATTGCAGGTATGCACGGCATTCGTTATAGTGAAACGGGCATTAACGATAAAGTTCCAACATTACTTGCAGATTTAATAGAAACGAAAATTACGGATAAGATGTGGGAAGACATATCATATAACATTAAAATGTTCAAAACCATAAATCATATATAAGGAATAATATGCCAAAAATTGCAATTAGTGGAAGCCATTCAACAGGTAAAAGTACTGTTATCGATGTATTAAAACAGATTCCTAGTCTTTCAAAACGATTTACTTTCAAAGGTGAAATTCTTCGCGACATAAAAAAGACGGGAATAAAAATTAATGAATACGGCTCTGATGAGACACAATTACTTGTTCTATCTAAAATGATGGAATATGCGACAATTCCTAATACTATATTAGATAGATGTATGTTAGACTGTCTCGTATATACCGCGTATCTTTATGAAAAGGGACAAGTAAAGAAAAGTACTTGTCAAATAGCAGAAACTCTTTTCGAAAAAATACGTTATGATATTTATTTTTATATATCACCCGAATTTCCTATTGTTCCTGATGGGACAAGAAGCGAGAATTCAGAATTCCGTGACAGGATTGCAGAACTATTTGAAGAATATATTGAAGCATATCAACTAGATGTTGTGCGTCTGACAGGAAGCGTTGAAAATCGCGTAAATCAATTTATGAATGCGATTGACGCATATGATAGATGGCTAAAAATGGAAAACAAAGATAAAATGGATTTCATAAAAAGCCTAAAACAGGCTGGGTCGTAATGAATGGCAAATACACAAAAGAAATTAGACTATGACCTGTTCGAATATATCATTGCATTCAACTGTACTATTGATGATTTATACATAGCGACAGTTATAGATAGTCTCAAGCTCGAATATTTAAACAATCTTCATATACGAAATTATTTGAAGATTATATTCGATTTTTACAAAGAGCATGAGACTCTTCCAAATGCAACTGAAATAAAAACTTATCTCATAGATGATGATTTAAAGGAATCATACAAAGACGTCGTAGTAAAATTTAAAACACTCGACTCTGAATATAATTTCGATGAACTTGTTATAAACACCGAACAGTTTATTAAAGAGAAAGCTGTCTACCAAGCAGTAAAAACTACTGTTAATAAATTTACTGATGATAATGCATCGAAAAATACTGACGAAGTATTTCAATTATTTGAAAATGCATGTAATATAAGTCTAGTGGACAATATGGGATTCGATTATTTTAATCGAATCGATGATCATATCAGTAATTTAACAATAGTAGACAATTTCATTCCAACCGGTTATTCATGGCTCAATAAAATGTTGGGTGGCGGTTGGCTTGAAGGCGGACGTGCTTTATATATGTTCATGGGTGGTACTAATGTAGGTAAATCCATCGTACTGGGTAACGTCGCAGCAAAACTACTTTTACAAGGAAAAACGGTTGTTCTCTTTACGCTAGAAATGCCAGAAACGCTATATTCAAAACGTATAAGTTCACAATTATCACGTATCCCATTTGCATTACTTAAATCTGAAGCAGAAGGACTGCGCAAATACCTAAATAACTTTAGACAAGCGAATCCTCAAGCTCGTCTAATTATTAAGGAATTTCCCCCCAGTGCGATTACAGCGAATCATCTTAAAGCGTTTCTTAAAAAGCTTAAACAAAAATATAAGATCAAACCTGATGCTATTGTTTTGGATTACTTGACACTAATGCTTGCCCTTAATCCTGTGGGTTCTCTTTACAGTGATAATAAAATGGTAGCGGAACAAATCCGTTCACTATCATATCCCCAGCATTTCGGTTGCCCCTGGATTAGCGCCGGTCAGCTTAATCGAACAGGACTCACCGAAAGTAATCCCGGGCTAGAGAGTACCAGTGAAAGTATAGGTATTCCGATGACAGCAGATGCTATATTTTCTCTATGGCAAAATGAATCAGAAAAGGAATTGGGAATATTAAATTTTGGCATAAAAAAGAGTAGATTCGGGGTGAATTTCGGCACGCGTGCATTTAAAATAGATTATGATACACTTGCTATCGATGAAATGGAAGAAGTATTTTCGAATACAGACTCAATACAAGAAACCGATGATCTGTTACAAAGAATAACAGGCGGTTCAAAACGTTGACAATATCCTAAAAAATATAAATATCAGTATGGCAGGAAATAAAAAAATATTCGTATTTACACATTATGATTTGGATGGTGTAATATCTTATTTAGTAACCAAATGGGCACATCCAGGTTATAAGATTGATGTATTACCTCTTACCGGAGCTGATATTCGTTATGAATTACAGCAATGGCGGTTGAAAAATGACTTCGATGATTATGAAAAAGTATTTTTCCTTGATTTGGATGTCGCCGAGCAAGCGGATATCATAGACTGTAAAAATGTTATAATTATAGATCATCACAAAACACATGCAGATAACATGAAATATGAAAACGCTGCGCCCATTGTAAAAGAATATCCATCTGCGTGTCTATTAGCATATCGTGTTTTCAAAAAATTATACAATACTGAATTTACGGATGCGCAAAAAACAATGGTAATATATGGAAATGATTATGATTCATATATTAATGAATTACCCGAATCACGAATGCTTAATATAGTATTTTGGAATACACAAAAATCGTTTGATTCTTTTGTTGAAAATTATGGTAACGGATACAAAGATTTTTCAAAAGAACAAATTGCAATAATTCGTATATATGAAAATCATTTAAACGAAACAATAAAGAGCATGAAAGTGTTTCAAGGTATACATGCAGATATTGACGGTGAATGTCGTTTAGTTGTTGCAACAGCCTTAGACGGTCAGAGTCCTAATGATATATCAGATTATCTATTAAAAACATATGATGCTGATATGTCTGCCATAGTTAATCTCAAAACCAAACATATAAGTTTTAGACGCCCTAAAAACGGTACTATGAGACTTGATGCCTTTGCAAAGGATTATGCAGAAGGCGGCGGACATGAATATTCAGCCGGTGGTGCGATAACCCCCGCATTCATGGATTTCATGAAAACATTGAACCCTGTATGAGTGACAGTTATATAGAAGAGTATGATATGGTTCAAGATCACGTTCAGACTATAACTGATCGCGAACTCGATATGATTATCTTAAAAATGGGTTCATTACTATCTATCCTTCAAAACAAAAAAACTAATCAAGCAAAAATGCTCATACTGTTGGTACAAGATGAACGATTTAAAAAATGCTTTATGCAGATAGCCGAAATGGATAATTTTCAACACCTAGTACGTTGTTTGATGGAAAGGTATCCGACCTTATGTGAATCAAAAGTAGTATCCGGAGCATTAAAACGTGATATCAAACTTAGAAAAAAGCCTCTATAACACGTATTTGCGTGTATCAAGAACTGCAGAGAATAAACCGTTTACTTTTCGAAAAGATTTTGAGGACATGGATACATCCATGATACTGCATCTCAAACGCATTAGTAATCTGTTTTTAAAATATCCCCATATTACACCAGACAACTATTTTTTAGCGCCGTATAAAGTATATCCCAATGCAGAACATTTCACATTAGATTATTATGCTGGAATGGGTGCAGTTGCTGCATATAGCATGTATATGAAACATATACAAGAATTACCGCCGGATAGTAATGAACAACTAGAATTTATTAGAAAATCATTAAAACACTTAGGAACATTCTGTATTAAAAATAATATAGATATTGATGCATATCCGCGACATAAAACTGGTCTTACATATGACTGGATGAAACAAGTTAAAAAGCACGAGATATCCATCTACGTGCTAATGGAGTTCCCAGAGATAAATAATATTATAATGGAGGTGCCTGATGACGAAAGGGAATTATTCTTAGGCGATCTCGGAAAGTATTATTTGGGTTATAAATCCAAGTATATGCAATCTACAATCGCTAAACAGTTAGTGAAAGAAGGTATAAAGAAAATTAAGCAAGTAATAAATAGTAAAATAAACGAGTGAAAAAATTCGATAATATAATATATTATCAATTGAAATTAAGGAGTAAATTATGAGTAATAGTTCAGATCAGATTAAAAACATGTTTGAGAGTATTAAAGAGTCGTTAAATACCACCACCACATCCGGTGATTCGTCATTCCGCAACTTCTTGAAAATGGAAGCAGGAAAAACTTATTTGGTCCGTTTTGTACCAAATATTAATGACCCAAAGGCAACATTCTTCCATTACGCACATCACGGCTTTACAAGCCTTTCTACCGGACAGTATGTAGACGCAACATGTCCACGCGCATTCGGCGAACGCTGCTCTATTTGCGAACTTCGCTTCAAGCTTTATAAGACAAAGAAGGAAGAGGATAGAAATCTCGCGTATATGATTCGCGCCCACGATAAACATCTGATAAATGTGTATGTCGTTAACGATCCTACAAACGCTGAGAACGAAGGTAATGTAAAGATTCTGAGATTCGGAAAGCGTATCTATGATAAAATTCTTCAGGCAACTGAAGGAGACGACGCAGATGAATTCGGAACACGCATTTACGATTTAACTGAGAATGGTTGCAACTTTAAGATCAAAGTAGAGAATGCAACTGAAGGTAATCGCAAGTTCACGAATTACAATAATTCACGTTTCACTGCACCTAGCGCAATTCCTAATATGGATTCCGAAAAGATGCAAGAAACATATAAGAATATATTTGATCTTACAAAGATCCTTGAAATGAAGTCTGAAGCAGAGTTGAATGATATCATTCAGGAACATATCCTGTGTGATGGTGCAAAGGCTCCTGAGGCACCTCCTAAGAACGATGCAAAGGCATCTAGTAAAACCGCCGATTTAACAGAAGCGGATCCAGAGCCAGAAGCAGAGGTTGAGAAGGAAAAGCCTGCTCCTAAGGAGAAGAAGGAGAAAAAGGATACATCTGCAACGGATGCAAAACTTAAAGGTCTTCTTGATGGATTAGAGAATCTTTAATTGTCAAAAATCCCGCCTCGTGCTTTTTGGTACGAGGCGGGTAAAATTTATATATGAGCAGACTTAAAAAAGCAAACGATAATATTCCGCGTTCTTCTGAAGAAATACAGAAGATTATAGATGATGCAGCTACTGCATATGAAACATTTATGGATGC